CTACGTGCGGTCGATATAAAGGACGTTACTGCGGCGCTTAAAAACCTGCGCGATCTCAAGGGCCTCAAGAACGAGGCTGACGCGGAGGAGCAGCGTGCGAGAATCGAGGCTTTGCGTGCCCGCGCGGCTATGAGTAGGATCGGCGAAGAGGACGAGGGCGAGGAGTACGGTGTTATGGTACTCCCTGACGCTCAAATTTTGCCTACAAGCGCGGAAGACATAAGAGAGGGGGAAAACCATACTTGAATATCATTTGGACGCCTAACCCCAAGCAGATCGAGTTTATGAGGCGCTGGGAGGACGAAGCTTTGTACGGCGGCGCGGCGGGCGGTGGAAAAAGCGACGCTCTCGTGGCAGAGGCACTGCGACAGGTGCACATTCCGCACTACAAGGGGCTGATCATCAGAAAGACGTTCCCCCAGCTTTCCGAGCTTGTTGACAAGACCTTGAACTACTACACGCGGGCTTTTCCGAAGGCTGTTTATAATTCCTCGCGGCACTGCTGGACGTTCCCGTCGGGCGCTAAAATCTACTTCGGAAGTCTTCAGCACACTAAGGACAGGCTACGCTATCAGGGCCAGGCATACGACTATATCGCGTTTGACGAGCTAACGCACTTTACATTTGACGAGTACAGCTATCTCTTTTCCCGAAATCGCCCCAACGGTCCCGGAACGCGCTGTTATATGCGAGCTACGGCTAACCCCGGGGGAATTGGACACGGTTGGGTAAAGGAGCGCTTTATCACTCCCGCGCCGGCGATGACTACGATGTGGGAGGACGTAAAGATCAGATTCCCGAATGGCAGAGAGGAAACGCGGCGGAAGTCGCGCATATTCGTGCCGAGCACGGTGTTTGATAATCCGCAGCTTCTGCAAAACGACCCCGATTACATTACGCGCCTCGCAGCTCTCCCGGAGGCAGAGAAAAACGCGTTGCTTTACGGAGATTGGGGATCATTTTCAGGCCAAGTCTTTATAGAATGGCGCAACGATCCCGACCATTACCACGACCGCATCAATACTCACGTTATAGCGCCCTTCAAGGTGCCGCAGGAGTGGACAATACACATGAGTATGGACTGGGGCTACCGAAAGCCTTTTTCAGTGGGCTGGTACGCGGTGGACTACGACAAGAGGATATACCGCATACGCGAATACTACGGCAGTAAAAACGGAGCACCCAACGTGGGCGCAGAGATGGAGCCTGCAGCGGTGGCGCGTGAGCTTAAGAAGATCGAGGCTGACGATCCGAACCTCCGAGGGCGGAGGATATGGCGCGTTGCAGACCCCGCGATCTTTGGAACGCAGACAGGTGAGAGCGTGGCGCAGATGTTTGCACGTGAAGGTGTTTACTTTGAGAAGGGCGAACACGCACGTATAGACGGCAAGATGCAGATACACAACCGTCTCGCGTTTGACGAAGACGGGAAGCCGATGCTATACGTCTTCAACACTTGCCGCAACTTTATAAGGACGGTACCGAATCTTGTATATGATGATAAGAACGTCGAGGATGTCAACACAACGGGTGAAGATCATATCTACGACGAGCTGAGGTACATGTGTATGAACTACGTCATAGCTCCGCGAAAGAACGTACCGCCGAAGCTTGTGGTGTATGATCCGCTATCTACGGAGGACGTAACGTATGACGAGTACGCTTTTTATCGATAGAGAAGCGGTATTTGCATAATAATTGGTGAAAAATGTGCAGTTGCGGGGCTAATCTGCATGTTTTGTTCAAATATGCACGTTAACACGAACAAATTATTTTGGAGGATATATTTATCATGGCGAATTTATTGGATTTTTTGAAGAGAAAGGGCGCGGAAGGCGCCGAACCCGGTACGATGCCCGGCACGGAGCAAAGTGGCGAACCCATGCAGGCGGACAATATGGCTCAGGCGATGCAGTCAGGGCGCAAGGCCGAGGCTATCATAGGCCCGAAGCAGATCCGCGAGGCTGCAGACACTCTCCGCAAGTACAAGGACGGCAAGGCCAACTACGACCGCACTATTATCGAGAACGAGCGCTGGTACAAGCTTCGACATTGGGAATACATAGGCCGCAAGGACAACATACAGAAGAAGACCGAGCCGACGTCGGGCTGGTTGTTCAACACTATAATGAACAAACACGCGGACGCGATGGACAACTATCCCGAGCCTGTCGTTCTGCCGCGCGAGAGGGGTGACGTTCCGACCGCGAAGACGCTCTCCGAGGTATTGCCCGTTATTCTCGCCCGAAACGATTTCCGAGAGACTTACTCTGAGAACTGGTGGGAGAAGCTCAAGCATGGTACCGCTGTTTACGGTGTGTTCTGGAACAACGACAAGGAGAACGGTCTTGGTGACATTGATATCAAGGTGATAGATCTCCTCAAGATCTACTGGGAGCCTGGCAAGACCAAGATCCAGGACTCCAAAAACCTCTTTATCGTTGAGCTTGCCGATGCGGACGATCTCGCTCTCACATACCCTGAGGCTGACAAAAAGAAGTTTGGCAAGTCCATCACGGTGTCGGAGTATATTCACGACGAGAACATTAACACGTCTGACAAGGTGCTCGTGGTTGACTGGTATTATAAGAAGCGCATAGGTGGTCGCACTATTCTTCATTACGTCAAATTCTGCGGGGAGGCGTTGCTGTACGCTACCGAGAACGATCCCGAGCTTCGCGAGCGCGGACTTTACGATCACGGGCTTTATCCCGTCGTATTTGACCGCATGTTCCCTGAGAAGGATTCGCCTGTGGGCTTCGGCTTCGTGTCGATTTGCAAGGATCCTCAGATGTACATTGACAAGCTGATGGGCAACGTGCTTGAGACTGCTATTCTTAACTCGAAGAGGCGTTTCTTTGCATCGAAGGGTGCAAACGTGGACCTCAAGCAGCTGCTTGACAATAATCAGCCTATCGTTGAGGTTGAGGGAGCTATAGGCAATCTTTCGGACAAGCTTTACGAAATGAAGCCGCGCGAGCTTTCAGGTATATATCCGAACATTGCGCAGATGAAGATCGACGAAATGAAGGACATTGCCGGAAACCGCGACGTCAACTCGGGTGGCACCGGTGGCGGTGTTACCGCCGCTTCAGCTATCGTGGCGCTTCAGGAAACCGGCAACAAGACATCAAGAGACTCTATTGATGCGGCTTACAGGGCATATGTCAAGGTTAATACGCTGTGTATCGAGCTTATAAGACAGTTTTACGACGAGTCGAGGTCCTTCAGGATCACGGGCGCGCCTGCAGAGACTCCCACACAGATGGGAGGAATGCCGGGAGAGATGCCGCAGGGCGCTCCTGCCACTACCGGAGGAATGCCCGGAGGAATGCCCGGAGGAATGCCTATGGGCGCGGCTCCCGGCGGTATGCCCACACGAGAGGCTTACCGTTTTGTTGAGCTGAACAACAAGGGGCTCAAGGATCAGGTTACAGGAATGGGCTCTGACGGTCAGCCCTTGCTCCGTCACCCTGTATTCGATCTTGAGATTAACGCGCAGAAGAAGAATCCGTTCTCGCGCGAGGCCCAGAATCAGCTTGCGCTTGAGCTCTTTGGAAGGGGAGCGTTCAATCCTCAGATGGCCGATGCGGCGTTGTGTGCTCTCTCTCTTATGGACTTTGAGGGCATTGAGGAGGTACGTGAGCGCGTACAGCAGGGTCAGACGTTACTCTCGCAGGTACAGCAGCTTCAAGAGCAGCTTATGCAGATGCAGGCTATGATGCAGGGAGGCGCGCCCGTTCCGGGAGGAGCTCCGAGATGACGAGCGTTACGTTAGACAAGTCAAAGGGGACGTACGTCATTGAGGCTGTGGGGCACGCAGAGGGAAGTGTTCAGGCTTGCGCCGCTGTGTCGGTGTTGATGTACTCGATCCTCGGATATCTCTCAAACGCTGAGGGCGTAGAGGTTGAGGAGTGGAACGCAGCTGACGGATTCTTCTCGGTCGAATGGTCGGGGGGAGAGGCGGCGCGGATCATGTACGAATTCGGCAGGATCGCCTTCCTGCAGCTGGAGAAGAGCTACGGTGAGTTTGTCGCTGTGAAAATCAAGAAATAAGCATCGGTAATGCGTGCCCGAAAAACAAGGGTGCGCATTATTTTTTAGGCTATTTTTAAAAAGCCTTATGGAATAAGGGAAAATTCAATTAAAAAAATTTTGATTTGAGGGGCTCGGGGGTAGAAATTTGAAGCGCGGGCATGTTAAAATTATATTAGGACCAGAGGAAACGACCAGATCGTTTCAGGGCCACAAGGAGATTTTATGAAAAATTTGAAGCTTTACAGCGTATTGCTCGGTCTTTTTGACGGTGAAGGCGGCGGCACGGGTGCTGCCTCGGGCGGAGCTGTAGCGGGTGGAACTAACGCACCGTCCGGTGCGGAAAATCAGGCCGTGAGCACCCAGCGGTCAAATTCGGGCGCAAAGTCGCAGACAACAGAAAACTCTGCGCAAAACGCTCCTGTCGCCGGGGAGAATTCAACAAAGTCCCAGGAAGACCGCCAGCGTGCCTACCGTGAGCTTATGGATGGCGAGTACAAGGATATCTATCAAGATGATATTCAGGGGCTGATCAACAGACGTTTCAAGGAAACGAAAGCATTGCGCGAGACGAATGCCAAGCAACAGGCTGTTCTTGATATTTTGGCGCAGAGATACGGCATCACTGACGGAGATGCCGCCAAAATTCAGGAGGCTCTCGATAAAGACAACGGCATCTGGGCAGACATGGCCGCTGAGGCGGGATTTGACGATGTCTCCAAGTACCGTGAGTTCGTTAAGCTTCAGATAGAGACCAAGAATCTCAGAGCAGCTGAGGCAGAAAGGCGCGCGTCCGAGGAAAGAGCACAAAGAGCTCAACAGGAGCGCAGATACGTACAGGAGAAGATAGACAAGTGGTCTGCTGAGGGAGAATCGCTTAAAGCGACGTATCCTGATTTCGATCTTGCTCGTGAGCAGTCGAATAAGGAATTCGCATCAGCACTTGCCTTCTATGAGAAAGCACAGGTCCCGAACCCTGTAGAGAGAGCATATACGTCCACTCACCACAACGAGCTGGTAGAGCAGGCGCGTGCACAAACCGAGAAAAACGTCGTTGATAATATCCGTGCAAAAGGACTGCGACCCATGGAGAATGGTACGCAGAATAATTCATCTTTCACGGCAGGCGTAGATTGGAGCAAGCTTACAAAGGCTCAGAGAGCTGATTTGCTTCGTCGCGCTGAGAATGGCGAAATAATAACGCCACACAGATAACGACGAAAGGAAAAACAACAAATGAAAAACGAAAACCTCATTCTTTTTGCAATTGATCTCCGTCTTTTTGACGGCGAGGTCAACATGAACACAAACACTACAGGCGACTCGGGCCTTAGCGTGGAAATGAAGACCTTCTACTCTGACTATCTCATCGAGACAGCAGAGGCAAAGCTCGTTCACCAGCAGTTTGGTCAGAAGAAGCCCATCCCTCAGGGTAACGGTAAGCAGGTCGAATTCCGCAAGTACGATCCGCTTCCCAAGATTACAACTGAGCTCCAGGAGGGTGTTACTCCCGATGGTCAGAAGCTCACAATCACCCCCGTTACTGCAACCGTAAAGCAGTACGGCGGTTACGTTGCTCTTACTGACGTGCTCTTGCTCACAGCTATCGACAACAACCTTGCGCAGGCTACCAAGCTTCTCGGTTCTCAGGCAGGCAGGACACTTGATACACTTACACGTGAGGTTCTTAACGGTGGTACCAACGTACAGTACGGCAATGGCACCGTAGATAAGAGAGGATCCATCACAAAGGATCACAAGCTCACCGTTGATTGCATCAGACGTGCGGTCAGAAACCTCAAGGTTATGAATGCCGAGCCCATTGACGATAGCTTTGTTGCTATCATTCACCCCGACTGCGCTTATGACCTCATGAGTGATCCCGAGTGGAAGCATCCTCATAAGTATAAGGATACAGAGAATATTTACAACGGCGAAATCGGTAAGGTTGCCGGTGTAAGATTCGTTGAAACCACAGAGGCTAAGGTATTCGCTAAGGGCGGAGCAAGCGGTATTGACGTATACTCGACCCTCGTCCTCGGCGATAACGCTTACGGCGTAGTTTCTATCACCGGCGGTGGCCTTGAGCACATCGTCAAGCAGCTTGGTTCTGCCGGAACTGCTGACCCTCTCAACCAGAGAGCAACTGCAGGCTGGAAGGCAAATCATGCTACAGTTCGTCTCGTAGAAGCTTATATGATTCGTATCGAGACCGCGTCTACATTTGATATAGGCGAAAACTAATATACAAATAGCATAGGAGGCTACATTATGGCGGAAGCTAAATCGACTGTGAAAATGGTCCCATTTATCGCATTCAAAGATGACGACAAGTACAAGGATGACATTTTTGTTGCGGTCAACGGAAAAAGATACCAGATAAAGCGCGGTGAGACCGTTATGGTTCCTGAAAGCGTTTACGAGGTTCTTATGAATAGCCAGGCTCAGGATCAGGCGACTTACCGCCTGATGGAGCAGAAGGCTAAAGAATTTAAGTCCGAGACAGAAAAACTCGGATAACAACTCAAAAAGGGGTGCTGTGGCACGCGATAGGCGGTGCGACCGCACCCCTAAATCTTTATAGGAGGAAATATGAGCAAAGTAAAGAAGAAGATCATTTCGCTTGAGGTGCGGGATGAATTTATATTGGGCTCGGGTGTGGCGATCGGGGCGCAGGGGTCATTTAACTCGGTCGTCCTTGAGGTAAAGTTTGATGAAAATTGGAATGACTTACCCAACAAGTATGTCACATGGACTGATGCGCTCGGTAACGATGGAGTGCAACAACCTATCACAACTTTTAATCTCGTTGATGGTGAGGTTGACGTCTATCGAATCCCGGTGCCGCAGTTTGCGACCAATTATGCGGGAACAGTCAAGCTGTCGTTTTCTGGATTTGCATTGGGCGGCGAGAATAGCGCCAGAACCGTTGAAGTTCTCGCTAACACGGCTTCAGGTGCTTTCCGAGTGCTTGAGAGCAATGCAACGGTCATTGATGAGGATTTTATAAGCCCGACTCAGGCGCAAGAGTTCATCAATGAAATTAATGAGTTCATAGACGAAGTTAATGGCGTTATCGGCAATTTTTACGGCAGGATTGATACCATTGAGTCCAACGAGGAGACAAGGCAGACCGCAGAATTTGGCGCAGTTGGAAATAAGTGGAACGAGGACGGGACGGCGGTTGTAGAAAAAGATGGGATAACTGTTGTTCCAAATAGTGAAGCCGGACGTGTCGGAGCAGAGTTAGAACGGCAGAAAGGCTACACGGAAATGAAGTCGTTAATCGGCGATATCGATTCCGCGGTTGACGCTATCCTTGCGATACAACTCAAATTGATAGGAGGTGCATCGTAATGGAAGCAAATGAAAATACCGGTTGCGTATGTGAGCATACTTTGGTAACCAACACTCAAACAGTTGGTGATTCAACTGTATATACATATACCTGTGATATGTGTGGAGAAGATAATATTGCCCCCGCAAGGACAATATCTAACACCGTTGCCTACTATTGGAATCCCGCGCAGGTTAGAATGTGGGATAACAATAAAAAACCCGCTGCGGGTGACGTGTTCCATAATCCGATCGCAAAGGACGGAGAAGCATACGTTAACCTTAAGCCTCAGGAGGGTGGAGCACAGGCCGCATCGTACGTTGTAAACGGTGTAACTACTTCCCTTGGCAAATATCTTGCTATTAAGTATCGCTACAAAGCAATAGACGGTATCTCAGACGCAACCTTGTATGTTAACGTCCAGATCGCCGGTCAGGACAATCAAAAGGCTATCGCTAATGCGATAACGGACGGCTGGGTAGTAGCTGTTGTTGATATCTCCGGCTTTGGCGGATACGCAGGTAACGAGTCATCAGCGTCACTTACAATTTTCATGACACAACGTATGGAGCTTGACGTTGCTTACGTTGTAATGTCTGACGATATGGCAGACATTCGCGCGCTTCTCGGCGAGAAAGAAACATACTTTGACCATGGCAATAGCTTTGCAAATGTGGGTACGGAGTGCGACAAGAATGGCGCTTGCGTCAGCGCACACTCGTTGGTAACAAATTCTCGGACAGAGGGTGATTCAACCGTATATACATATACTTGCTCGATATGCGGACAAGAGGCTGCAGAATCGAGAACTGTTCCGAACGATCTCGCTTACTACTGGGATCCTCAGTCGGTATATGTATGGGATAATAACAGACCCGTGGGTGAACAGAGCACAAACGCTCTTCCTATTGGAGAAAACGGAGTGGCATACACGGGATATATACCCGGCGGAAAGCAGGCATTCGCGGCATATCCGCTGAACGGTGTAGCTGTAAATCTTGGCAAATATCTCGTTCTAAAATACCGTTACTCAGCAGTAGTTGAGGGCGAGAATCCTCAGTTGAACCTCTTTGTACACCTCGGTGGCAATACAAAGGAATTCTACAAGGGAAGCGCTGTAACAGACGGTTGGGAGATCGCTGTTATAGATATTTCCGGATTTACGGGCTACGATGCAGAAAACCAAGTAACCACCAAGCTCGAATTCATGTGCCCCAAGGGTGCGCTTGACCTTGCGTATATAGCTATGGCAGATGACATGGCAGACGTACAGTCACTTCTTGCTGACGGAGAGACCTACTTTGACTACGGCGATAACTTCGCAAGTCAGGGTGTTGAATATAACAAGGACGGCAGCAACGTAGTAGTTATTAACGAATAAATCCAAACACCTTCCGCTTTCGCGGAATGGATATTTCAAAAAAACAAAGAATAGATGGCCTCGGCCATCTATTCTTGTATAAAAGACTGATCATGCTTCGAAAATAACGATAACGAAGGCGGTGAAAAACTTATGGAGAAAAACAAAGGATCTTCAAGTGTTGGAATATATGACAGATACGACCTTGATACTTGGATGAGACCGATTTGGGAGGGGCAGGTAGTTCACAACGAAACGGTCATGTTCGTTGATGACGACAACGGCGCGTCATTGATATACAAGCCCGACAAGGTGTTATCTGTGCGTTCGTATGATCTTACGGTTGAGTATGAGGAGGGCGTTGATTACAGGGTAGAAAACAACAGAATAGTGCGCCTTGAGGGCTCACGCATACCGTCCTGTCCCCTCTCGACGTATTATTCGCCGGGCGACAGAGAGCTGCTATACACAATGTACAACGGTCAGATAACGACGACAATGTACGGAGAAGGCGACAAAATGACACGCTGGGAGGTGGCGGTCACGTATGAGCATTCGGGAGAATGGGGAGGTATAGACGTAAAATCGTATGCCGACAGATATGCCGACCTTATAAATAAGCTTGAAAAGGGCGAGGACGTTACGGTCTTCTTCTACGGTGATTCAGTTACCGCGGGCGCGAGCGCGTCGAATGAAAGAGCTCCCTTTACACCCCAGTGGGCGATGATGTTCTGTGAGTATGCCGCGAAGCAATATGGCTATACGGTTAAATACGTTACGCATAATCGTGCCGATGCGGTTTTCGGATCTCGCGGAACCATCAAATACATAAACACCGCGGTAGGAGGATGGACCACCGAGCAGGGACTAAATAATCTTGACACTCACGTAATGCCTCACATAGCGGAGCACGGCTGCGACCTCTTTGTTCTTGCGATCAGCTTGAATAATACGGGCTCAACCGCTTCATACGTGTGCGGATTATTTAAGGAATTAATAGACAGAGTGGTAGCTTCGGCGCCCGATACCGACGTAGTGATCGTATCGCCTATGATACCTAATCCCGAGGCGGTGAGAAAGGCGAATGAATGGTTCGTTAACGGAACTCAGCCCACGTTTGAGGCGGGAATTCTTCCTCTCACAGAGGAGATAAACGACGGTGGAACCAATTGCGCAATGACTCCTATGACGAGCATAAGTAAATATATCCACTCAAAAAAGCGTTTCCGCGATACGACGGGGAACAACGTAAATCATCCGAGTGATTTTCTTGTCAGAGTATATGCTCAGGCGCTTTTCGAAACAGTTTTCGGATATGAAAACTATACCGACGGCGCTACATGATCGGAGAGATTATCGATCAACAGAATAAAATACCCTTGGCTTTGATGCACAGATTCGTTTTAAAGGACCGAGCCCGAAGCCAAGGGTGATTTTTATTTATTTGGAAGCGTGACTGTAAATTTGCTTCCTTTTCCGTATTCGCTTTCCACGGCAATACTGCCGCCAGCCAATGTGACTATTCTTTTGACTATATTAAGTCCTATTCCGTTGCCGACAACCGAGTGTGAGGTGTCGCCCTGATAGAATTTTTCAAATATTCGTGATTGAGTTTCCTCGGTCATGCCTATTCCGTTGTCGGTTATCTCAAATGTGATATGAGTGTCATCCTGCGTGAGTCGGCATGCGATAGTTCCGCCCTTTTGGGTAAATTTGACCGAGTTTGAGAAGAGATTTATGAATACCTGCGAGAGCATTTCTTCATTGAAGGTGTATTTAATGGGATTGAGCTCGATGTCAAGCTCGATCTCCTTATCAGTCCATTCCTTTTCAAGTAAAAGAATAGACGCGCGTATCTGCTCGTCAAGGTAAAACTCGGTCTGCTCATTTACGATCTGCTGATTTTCAAGCTTGGATAGCAAGAGTACGTTTGCAGACATATTGGCAAGTCTTTCGCTTTCGGTGACGATGATATTGATGTATTCCTTTTTTTGCTGCTCTGTCAGATTTCCGTTTTGCAATTGACGCGCAAAGCCTCTTAAGGACACGATCGGCGTTTTGAATTCGTGAGAGAAATTGTTGATGAAGTCATTGCGGAATATTTCTACTCCGTCAAGCTCGCTTGCCATCTGGTTAAAGCTGCGCTCAAGCTCACCAAATTCTGATAACGTGCCCGCCTTATCGACCTCGCTTACTCGTATTTTGTAATTTCCGTTAGATATTTCTCTCATTCCGTCGCTTATCTTTGTCAGACGCTTGAAGGTAAATTTCGGCGCGAATGATGCCAGCACAAAGCCTATCATAATACTCGACAGAGTCATCGCGGCGATCAGAAGAAAGGCGTTGACAGTTATAGCCTGTGAGGCGAGTATTCCGTACAGAATAAAGAAGATCGCGGCGGTAATTCCACCCGTTATGGCAACAAGTATCCACACGATACTTGAAAGCCAGAAGCGTAACGTTCGCTTGCTTTTGATCGTTGTACCGCCCGATGCTGCCTTTTTCGGCTTTTTTTCTTTTTTAGAAGCGCCCTTTTTCATTTTCGATATACCGCCTTATATCCAAGACCGCGGACGGTCGATATTTCAAAGTCGGGGTTGTTTCTGTATTTTTCACGAAGTCGGCTGATATGTACGTCAACAGTCCTTTCATCGCTCTCGCTTTCCATGTCCCATATCTCGTCCATCAGCTGTCGGCGGGTGAATATCTTGTTGGGATATGACAGGAGCTTGAAAAGGAGCAAAAATTCCTTCTGAGGCATCTCCTGAACCTCCTCACCGCACACTACCGAAAGCGAATCGTAATAGAGCGTCGTGCTTCCTACCGAGAGCTTACGCTCGTTTGCTATTTTGGAGCGACGGAGCAATGCCGACACACGCAGGACCATTTCCTCCTCGTCAACGGGCTTTGTCATATAGTCGTCCGTGCCAATGATAAATCCTTTGCGCTTGTCAACGGGAGATTGCTTGGCGCTGACTATCAGTATCGGAATATTGCATCCCGATTGACGGAGTGTGCTGGTAAATTCAAATCCGTCCATTCTCGGCATCATAATATCGAGGATTATCAGGTCAACGTGCTTTCTGTCAAGGATCTCAAGCGCGTCGATTCCGTCCGACGCGAGTGTTACGGTATATCCGTATTGTTCAAGGACGCTCTGCATTAGCCTTCTTTGATTGAAGTCGTCCTCAACTATCATTATATTAAACATTTCTTCCTCCGAAAGTCAATTATACAGGTAAAGTATAACACCCAATTATTAACTCAATGTTTCCTTTAAGGAGATATAATAAAAATAGAGGCTTGTAGCCGACAAGACGGGGCTTTTATGATAAAATTAATTCAAGACCCGCGTCCGTGCCGCGAGTAAAAATAAAAATATAGGAGGAAAAAATGACTGTTGATGAAATAATAACTCTTGCCGATGCGATAAAGAAAAACGATATTGGTGAGGAGCTTAAGCTCCGCTGGATAAACGACGTAGAGGGAAGAGTGCATTGCGAGATAAAAAGATTACCGCTTGGTGACTTTAAGGAGCTTGTTTCAACAGAGCAGGAGCTGTCTGTTCCCGAGCCGTACTCTAAAATGTATTTAAGCTATATTCTGTCAATGATAGCCTTTGTCAAGGGCGATTACGGGCTATACTCGGACGTTTATATGCAATACGAGCGTGATTTTACAGAATATGCCAAATTCTGCCTGAGAGGGAGATAATTATTTACATAAAAAACTATATGTTTTTGTTCAAAAGGACGAAAAAGAAAAAAACAGTTGATATATTTCTTATCTGGGTGTATAATGTTTACAAATAAACATATTTTTTCAAATGTGATTATACATAGGAAGGTTGAGTAATAGAAATGTTTATGTACATCAGTTTGGCATTGGTCGCTATAACTGTACTGTTCGTGCTGATAAACGTCCTTAAGGGACTTATCAGAGGCATTAAAAAGACGATAGGTACGCTTGTGGCAATCGTTCTCTCGGCAGTTATTGCCGCTATCGTTACGGCAGTAATATGTACCCCGGGATCATCGTTGATGGCAATCGTTGTGGATGCAATACAGGGCGCTGTGGGAGAGGGTGATCTTGGCGAGATCTTCGAGATCGACGCCATAGGAGATATGCTCAATTACTATATCGCTATGATTGCGGCGCCATTTGTTTTCTTGGCGATCTATATAGTTCTTTCCTTGATAATCGGAATTATCGTTGGAATTGTTGTAAGATTCATTCCGCCGAAGCAAAAGCCCCGCGCGGTCATACATAGACTTGGCGGCGTTGGCGTAGGACTCGTTTGCGGTATTCTCGTATCCGCGATCCTGCTTATGCCTATCGTGGGAGTGATCAATATTGCGGTATCGGTTGGTCAATCGGATGCTTTCGCGACCGAGGACGGCAATGAGATATCCGCTATTTTCAAGGACGCGTCCGAGGATAAAATATACGGCGTTTATTCCGCAAGCTGCGGTTGGATGTTTGACTCCCTTGCCTCAGCTAATTACAATGGTGAACGCATATACTTGAAGGACGACGTTACGGTCATTTTGGCTGTTGTTGAAAACGTTATGGCTCTTTCGGGGGACGCTTCGTCCTTTGGAGATGAGCAGATCGCGACGCTCGATTCAATAATCGACAATCTTGACAGATCTGCTTTGCTTAAGAATACGGTTGCCGGAGTGCTGTCAAAAATGGCATCAAGCTGGGTTTCCGGAGAATCCTTTATGGGTGTTGAGAGTATTGACGCGGGTGAGCTACTAAATCCCGTGATAAATTCGATACTTCGTATTCTCGCTACCTCAGATGAAACAAATATCGTTGAGGATATGCGCACCCTCGTGGACATTATGGGTGTGTTTGTAAAGCACGATATGCTTTCCGATCCCGGACAATCTGATAATATGCTGAAAAAGCTTGCGGGTGAAGGCGTTATAGCGGAGCTTATTTCCGTTACAAACCATAATCCGAGAATGAGCGCTATTTCAGATGAAATCACGCAGCTGAGTGTCAGAGCGCTTACATCCGTTATCGGAATTCCGGCAAGCGCCGACGAAAGATATAATCTTCTTATGGGTGAGATCGCCGACGTCCTTAATGACAGCATCTATATGTCGGATGAGGAAAGATTTGCGTACGTAGAGGAAAATGTCGCAGATGCGCTTGATACGTACGGAGTCGAGGTCCATGGTCACACAGCAGAGTATATTGCCGCGAGCGTTGTCGGAGATTTAGGCAATACAAATAACCTCGAAGGCTCGGACGTTCAAGAGTTCTTTATGATATACGCGGTCGCAAACGGTACTCCAAGCTCCTCCGCCGCTTTGGAATATGACTTCCTTAGTGACGATGAGCTTAAGATCGTCTGCAACCCCGACGGTACTATCAGCATAGGCGGAACCGTTCTTGAGAATTATTCGTCAGATAACTACGGAACCTCTTATGCTTATACCATGGGTAAGGAGCACGTTAATATTGATGACGCGGCTACTCTTTATTCCGCTGAGTCGATGAAATCGTCACTCATTACGCTTGACGATATAGTTAATAATTTGAAAAAATACAGCGATTGCTCGGATCCGGATGTCGAGGCTGCAAAGATCTCGGAAATGCTTTCTATGGCTGTGGATATATTCAGCACCGATGAGGATCTCGACCACAAGGATATGCTTTCCAAGGTTGGCGGACTTCTTGATATGATGCATGAAACCGAGATATTCGGAGAGCAGGTGACCGCTGATCTGCTTAAGGCGATATTCCAGAGCAAGGACGTGAGAGGAAACATCGGTCTTTCCATTTCTGAGGCAAACACGTTTACGGATAAGCTTACCGAAACGGCAAAGGGTGAGGATTCATCATATGCGTCAACGACACAGGCGGTTTCGAATACCGTGGACGTCATTGATAAGATCAAGGATAAGGATATCGATAGGGAAGAGCGCGTTGAATCTACAAAGCAGCTCCTTGAGGATATGTCGCCGCAGAACGCTGAGCTTCTCAGCACTATGACAACACCTTCCATGATGATCCAGTACGGTTCATCCGAGGACAAGGCTGACGTCGTATCGGACAGCGTTGCCACGTTGCTTGGTAACATGGCGAAATACCAACCCGATTCGACTACCGACGAGGGACAGGTGAAGCACGAGGCTGAAGCGGATGCAGTAAACAGTGTTCTTACACTTGCTATGCATGGCGCAGACTCAAGCTCGACCTCACTCTTCAGCAATGAAAACGGTGAAGGTAAGACAGGCAATACCGCAGAAGAATTTGTAAATCTTCTTGTAAATTCGGAAGTCGTTGGAGAAACGCTTATTACCACAGTTTATGAGGAAGGTAATAACGAAAATCCCTTTGGTATAACTCCCACAGATCAGGATAGAGAAGAGCTTAATGCGGAGCTCAATAATTATTATGAGCTTAATAAGGACAATGGCGATGAGAATCTTGAAAAGAAGCTCAACGCGGTTGCAATTATTTCGGGTATGGAGCCCATATTTGAAATCGATCAGTAAAATAGTTTTTATCCCCGATAACACGAATTAGCGTGTTATCGGGGATCTTTTATATCTTACCTGCAAGCTCATCTCGCAGCCTGTCTATTATTTTCTTTTCAAGCCTTGAAATATATGACTGCGATATTCCTAGAAGATCTGCGACGTCCTTTTGTGTCATCTCCTGCTTTCCGCAAAGACCGTATCGAAGTATGATTATCTGCCGTTCCCTTTCATCAAGGGAATTCACCGCCTCATAGATAGCCGCATTCTCCTCCTCCTTCATGATTGCCGCCGCGGCGGGCTCCTCATCGCTTCCGAGTATGTCGGATAGAAGCAGCTCGTTTCCGTCCCAATCGACGTTGAGGGGCTCGTCGATGGATACCTCGCTATGCTTTCCCGACGTCTTTCTGATATACATAAGTATCTCGTTTTCAATGCAGCGCGAAGCGTACGTGGCGAGCTTTATGTTTTTTTCGGAGCAGAAGGTGTTGATAGCCTTGATAAGTCCCAGAGTTCCGATCGATATAAGATCCTCGATATTTATCCCCGTGTTCTCAAACCGCTTCGCAATATATACGACAAGGCGTAAATTATGCTCTATAAGCTTATTTCGCGCCTCGGGTGAGGGAAGTGCCTCTACCGCTGCCGCCTCCTCGCTCTTCGAAAGCGGAGGCGGTAACAGATCGGGACCGTTTATGTAAAATATTCCGCCCTTAGGGGCAAACAGACGGAGCAGGGAGCTTTTAAGTCTTTGAAAAAGTGTCGTTTTTGGCATTGTTTTTCTCCTTATTGCTTAATGATTTCGGATGGAACTATGGCGGTGTAGCCCTGGGCACTTTGCCCTATTTTCGTTGGGGATATAAGCGCGTTCAACTCAAGTGATACGGTCTTGCCTTTTTTATCCTCAAATTCCGCGCGTACGGATTCAGGTTGCGCAGCTACCGCGAGAGAGGTGCCCGATGCGGTCATCAGCGAGATAAGGCGCAGGCTTTTGCAGGGCGACGCGTGGGGATCGAACTCCCCCAGAGCAAATTTGTCAAGAAAATCAAGGGATTGCTCCTTTTCTATCAGCTCTCGCTCAACAAATATGACAGGCTTGCCCGTCAGTGGATCGCGCACCAGATTTCCACTGTCCGAAAAGCCTAAGAATTCAAAATCCTTGCCGCAAAATTTAACGTAAAGCCGACACTCTCTTGTCGGCGCTCGACGGGATATTATCTGTCCGCTTTTGAGCGAGATAATACCCGCTATAAGCGCGAGTGCCGCGAAAAGATAGGTCGAGATCCCGTCATCCTCGACCAAATCCAGTGGTAGGTCAAGCTTGTTCAGAAGATTAAAAATAGCAGTCATACATCCTCCGGTCATCATTGAAATGCCAATAAATAAAAAGGTCGATAGGAGCATAGATCCTATTCCACGCCCTTTTTCAAGGTAAACGATCCCGCACATAAAAAGACAGACGGCGCAGTCGATAAAAAGGCTTTGTACCGATGAGATAGGAAGAAAGATCGATACGACCGAATATACTCCGCCGAGCGCGGCGGCAGTAAGCATTTTCCATAGCCGCATCCTTCTGTGCAGGATTTTTGAACATATGTAAAGACAGAGATAGTCCATGCTGAAATTAATTAGAAATAAAAGGTCTATATAAACGTCTTGAACCATATCACTCTCCGTAACGTTCGGGTTTATTAAACACATTATACACCTGTGCGCATGTCGAATTTTGCCAAAACGTATGGCGGAAAATAAAAAACACCACCGATTTTTCGGTGGTGCTTGATGACTTAAAGAAATCTGCGTCGGTTTAGTCGAACTAAAATCAAGAGGTAGGGGAAAACCCCTACCTCTTGATTTTGGTGCGGGTAACAGGACTTGAACCTGCACATCGGAAGATACCAGATCCTAAATCTGGCGCGTCTGCCAATTCCGCCATACCCGCGAACGAAGTGAGTGGGTTGGCGGAATTAGTCCACACATACCCGCATATTAGATTTTATGATAAAAACTTGAACCTGCACATCGGAAGATACCAGATCCTAAATCTGGCGCAGTCTGCATCCCGTAAGGCTTCGCCTTACTTATCGAGGTGCTTCGCACGCTCGCAATTCCGCCATACCCGCGAAGAAAATAGGTGGGTTGGCGGAATTAGTCCGCACATACCCGCATATTAGATTTTATGATAAAGACTTGAACCTGCACATCGGAAGATACCAGATCCTAAATCTGGCGCAGTCTGCATCCCGTAAGGCTTCGCCTTACTTATCGAGGTGCTTCGCACGCTCGCAATTCCGTATACCCGCGAATGATATCTCACTCGGCTATTTTACCACATTTAAAGCTCTTTGTCAAGTGATTTTATCAGCTTTATGGCGGGTTTATTCTTTTGCTGATAAAAAAGAGGGAGATATCGCATCTCCCTCAATAATATTATTGATCCTCAAATTTTACAACCTGACCGAGTCTGTCTGACTCAAAGCACGCTTCCATTATGCGCATTACTCTCAGGAGCTGCGCGTGGGTAACCATCTGCGTTTCCTCGCCGTCAATGGATCTGACCACGTTTCTGTAAAAATCGTGAACGTCGGATTCGGGCTTGATGATCTCAGACGACTCAATAGAGTCCGCGTTTCTCGGAGCCATTGTCTTGGTAAGTCCTGCCGCAGTAACTATCGGTACCGCCTCGCCCGCGTTCCAATTGGTGCAAGCCACTATCTTACAGTTCTGGTTCCAATCGGGGATTATTGCCGAGCCGTTCTCACCCGCCATATAGAATCTGGGCAATACGATAAAGTGGCTGGTTCCGACCTCTACTCTGGCTACAAGTCCGTTCTCAAAATGCATGTCGAGCTTAAAGCCGTCATCAACCTCGTAGTTTGTAACGTGCTCGCAACGGCAGTAAAGAGAGGTTATCTTAAGATTGCCCACTATGCAAAGTATCTGGTCGATAAGGTGAACACCCCAGTCGAGTATCATTCCGCCGCCAAATTGCTTATGACCTCTCCAGTCGCCGGGAATACCGCGGCAGCCGTAAACTATCGACTGAATACCAAATACGTCACCGAGCTTTCCGCTGTCATATACCTCTTTCATCATAAGATATTCGGCGTCCCAGCGTCTGTTCTGGTGAACGGTGAAGAGCTTTCCTGTTTCCTTTGATACGGCTATCATTTCTTTAAGCTCGTCCGTGTTCAAAGCAACGGGCTTTTCGCAGATAACGTTCTTGCCTGCTCTGAGAGCCTTTTTTACCAGCTCGCAGTGATGGTTGTTCGGAGTAGCTACCGTGACAAGATCAACTCTCTCGTCATTGAGCACGTCCTCA